ATCAGCCATTGCAACTACTCCGATTGGTTGTATTTGGTTAGAAAGGCCCTAGTTTACCTTCACGTGCTAGGGCTTTTCGCTTTATTCTTCTGATTGATAATTATTGCCAAACTTAAACGGTACACCCATATCAGCAGAATCGCTTTTTAACATATCTGTTTTAGCTAATACTGCATCTGCGCCTGGTGTTGCCGTTTTAACCGCTGATTTGGCTTTTGCTTTACCCATATATTCATTCATTTTGATCATATCTAGCAAATCCATAGATTTGCCAGTTTTAGGGTTTAAATCAGCGGTGAAGGCCATAATTAATCGTCTTTATCTTCAGATTTGTAAGCATCACGTGTATGTGTGTAGCATACGCCAGCAGTACGACCGGTATTGAATAACTTATCGCTACCAACTGCATCTTCCATGCCCATAGCTACGCCGCCAACGATTTTACCGTGACGTTCACCAGTAGTATCTGAAGAATCAACGCCTTTTGGGGAAGTTGCGCCAGTTGCAGAAGGTGTGCCCTTCATTGAATCCATTTTGCCCATGATTAGTTCTCCTATGTGATGGGATATTACAAACTACATTTTTGTCTTAACTACTACTATTGTCAACCATTTTCCTAATTTCTTCAGGAAGTTGCATATGGTTTTCATGGTCAAAATTATCCGGTAATCCTTCAGGATAAGCCAAACCAATGTAATTTTCAAAATTTACTGGGATGCCATGTTTTTTCATAGACTCCAGCAATAAATCTTCACTCTTTCCATTCGGGTTCATTTATTCCTCCAGCTTTTTCAAATATTTGCTTTCTAGCTTCATCTACTGTAATTTTGCCGCTTTTATGTTGTTTCCATATATCTTCAACTGCTTGGGCGTTTTTTGCGCTTTTAAATGTATCAGGAAATAAACCACGTACTGCTTCCCAAGTAATTGATTGCATTTCTCTAGGCAATATGCCACGTTCTTTAGCGGCACGTTGATAGCCTTCATGATAAAGGCCATAAGTACCGCCTTTTCCAGTAAATGCACTATTTTTTGGTCCAACTTCACCAGGAAAATTAGAACCAAAATTGTGTGACACTTCACGTGTATTACCTGACAATGGGCGCAATAAACCAGCCGCTACCGCATGGGTATCAATAGTTGTATGACCTAATGTGCTATGTGGATCATAAATATTCATATAGAAATTACGTACTTTATGTTCACCGCCAAGCCTAGCGTGTATGTTTTCACGTGTTGGATTGTCAAAAATGCTTACCGCTTTAGCTATTTCATTATTAGAACCCCAGCCGGTTTTAAATGGCTCACCGTTATCTTTCATTCTAATGCCATCAAAATTGCCTTCAGGGGTAACAATAAAATGTTCCCTAGGGTTGTGTGCCTGATCATGCGTTCTAATCCACATGGCCTTTTCTACGGGGTCTTTCAATTCTTCTAATCGTTTACCCTTAATTGCATCTAATAACGGTTTGTATTGGGGTTTGCCATAAATTACATCTGCAATGTCTGACATTGCGCTATCCCATTTAAACCCTTGTTTATGAGCCAAAGTGCTGGCAACACGTTCAGCCAATGACACATTCATAAACCAATCTTTTTGGGGCGATAAAACCGCCAGCATACCGGATGCCGCTGGCTCTGAAATACCATAATCTTTAGCCATATTGTTGGCTATTTTGTTTGCACCTTCGTACCAAAGTTTGCTACGTGCCCTGGTATCTGCCGGCACTTGATCATGCAAATAAAGCAAATTATCTTTAATGTGTTCTACAAATTTTTCAGCATTTACTTCTGCATTTTTAGATTTCAAAGCCAAGTTTGGATATTGTTTTACTAAATCTACGTTGTGTTCAAAAGCTTTTGGATCGCTTTTAAATGCTTCGTAATTAGATAATAAAGATTGCTTTAATGCATCTTCAGTTGCTTTAACGGCAGTTGGAACTCTAGTGCTTACTGCGTATGGTTTTTCTTGGCTTTTTGCTGGTCCATTAAATATTTCAGGTTCATATCCAGCAATTAAAGCTTCATCAGGATTAATGTCTAATCCTTGTGGTCCTTCAGCATAAGGAAAATGTTCACGTAATTGATCTTGGGTTAAACCAAGCCTTCTTTGAACCATCCTGGCTTCAGCTTCACCACCTAATTGTTCATATAACTTATGTGGGTCTTGCATCCCAAATTCAAAAGCTTTATTTTGCTGATTAATTAATTCAATTTTTTTAGCTTGTAAATCGTCATAAGGTAAACCAGCTTTTCTTCTTTCGGAAATTTCATTCCAAACGGCATCTAATTCCGGTTTTAAAGCGGCCATACGTTTATTGGCTTCAATTTTGGACCAAGTATCCATACTTGATACATTGCCGCCACGGTTCCAGTTTTCTATGGCTTGGGTGCCATGTGTTAATTCATGGTGCAATACTGATCTAGCTTTTTCAGGCGATAAATCTTCATTCAAAGTAATATATTTATCACCTTCATGATATTGACCTTTGTATGGTTCTGTTTTCGGATGCGGTCTAATATCTAATTCACCCAATTCAGGGTAATGCCTAAATAATTCAGGATGATCTAATATATCTTTTACTTTGACGTTTGGATTTTTTAAAGCTTTTTCTTTATATAATTCGCCAAAAGGTTTATCGCCTTTAATGGTTGACCAAAAATCAGTTATTTCGCTACGCCATTGATTATCCAGGCCACGAACCATGCCAGTTTCTTTAAGAATTTCATCAGCCGTTTTTCCTTTGGCTTCTAATTTGCTGGCTTTAAATGCTTGATTTTCTAAACTCAATCCTTCGGTTGCATCTTTCCAAAGTTTTGATTCAGGACCAATCATGCTTAAACCAATTGGCTTTCCTTTAGTTAGCATTGCAACGTCTTTAGCTACGCCACCAACGCCAGGGCTAATTAATGAAGCTACATCCTCTAAAGTGCTTGCGCCTTCATGGGTTGGGGTCATTCTTGGTACGTAATCTAGAATTTCACGTGTAGTTGGAAAAAATCGTTCTTTTCCAAATTTCTTTTCCATTACTTCCGGTGCCCAGGTTCTACCAAATTCACTAATATCCCCTACAACTCCTGGTACGGCCGCTATTGCCCCACGCCCAACTGATTCAGCTACGCCAGGCAATGATTGACGTAAACGTGTTAAACCTTCGCCGGTTTCACGTAATTTTTCTTTATTTTGAAATCCATTCAAAATGTTATACAACGCATCTTTTAACGAAATATCACTCGTTGCCGGTTCGTTAAATTGGTCGTATTCATTAGCCATAATTGATTTTAAATCACTTCTATCATTACATCAACGCCGCCACCTTTACGCATTGCGCCACGTTGAATCATGAGTATGTCAATTTGCCCATCATTGTCATAAACACCGGCATCTTCTAAACCGTCTAAAACGGCCTTTAGGCGATTATCAAGATCAGTCACTACCTTTGACCGTGGATATAGCCATAACGTCACTTCAAGCCGTTTAATGCCAAATTTGGGTATGTTTTGTTCTATTACACATTCTGATACCGCAGTTTTAAATTCCCGGCCAGCTTTGCTTAAAACAGTATGGCCCCTAAAGTTACGCCAGTACGTATTCACGCTAGGTGGATAAGGTAATTTAATTATTGTCATTTAGCAGTTCTTCAACTTTTTCGTGTAAATCTTCCTCACTCCACCCCCAGTATTTTTGGAACCCACGGTGGCCAAGGGAATGAACGCTGGAATTTCCAAGACGATGGTGCCACATACACAAGGGTATAGTTTTTGCGGTTTTCCTAGGCTGGCCATGTCTGCGGATATGATGGATTTCCACCGGGGTATCGGTGTCAGTAATTCCATTTTGTTGGCACAATATGCACCCCAATCTTGCCAATCTAGCATAGTGGTCACTTTCTTTTGTCATAATTGTAAATATTAAGAAATAAATCCGGCCAACTATATATATTGTGGATCAAATCTTCATTTTGAATTTCATAGGTATCAGCTTTTAGTTCAAAAGAAGTGCTATTGGTTCTTTCACGGATTGTGCCTTTTTCATAAAACTTTGCAAAGAATGTAAAGGTTGCTTTAGGTAACCAGCCACATATGGTTAGTTTACTGTTAGTAGTGTTAAGACTAGCAAATACATAACAATCCACATCAAACTTGGTTTGTGATGCAATTAAATTGTTTACATAATCTAATTTTGGCGTAACGGTTCTGCCCATTGTTTTTATATCAATGGTTTTGCCAAAAAGGGTAAAGTCTACGCCCCCATCATGTCCTTCGGATGGTTGCATAAATGGTTTGCCTAGGGCTAAAGCCATCATATTTTGCCCAATTACGCCTACAAGTTGTTGTTCTTTAGTGCCGTTGGAACCGTCCGGCCGATGACCTAAATTATTGTTTTCAACAAACTGTTCACTAATTTCAACAACAAATTGGGGTACGTCAATATTGAACGCCATTAATCAGTATGGGCATCACGTAGCCCTTTAGATATATCTTCAAGTGCCTGGGCCATATCCACAATATCTATGGATATTTCATGGGCTTGTTGATAATTGCCTTTAGTAATAGATTCGTGAAAACTTTTTATTAATTTGTGCAATGCAAGGTATGGTGTTGAAAAATCGTTCATTCTTGTGCCTTTTTTAGTATTGCTCTAGCAAAATGTAACTGCATATCATCAACTTCTCCAGCTTTGCTACAAGTTATTAACCACAATTCATTTATTTCCTCATCTGTTAGTGTCTTTGCCTTACGAAACCTATCTTCTGTTTCAATAACA